GAACCTCGTTCGCATCCTTGCACCCGTCAGGATAGGTCACTATGTAGCACCTGTCAGAACCAAGCCTGCGAATAAGCTCTTTTCTCAAAGATATGCCTGCTTCATCTCCATCCGTGGCTATTGTTATTTTATCTATACCATCGAAGTTATCTATGCAATTATCCAAATAGACTAGCTTCTGATTACCCCCACTTGCCCCATTTGGCACGGAAACGACGTTTGTAGCCCCTATCTCTATCAGACTAAGGCAATCTATCTCCCCCTCGGTAATTATCGCCTCAGAACGCCCTAAAATTGAATTTAGGTTGTAGAAGATTAGCTCCGCACCTCCCGATAGTTTGAAATTTTTTGCTCCGTCCCTAAATTTTATGTTCACCAGTTCATCGCCTCGGTAGTAGTTAAAGCAAGCGCATAGCCTCTCTTTTTGCACTTTAGGAATATACTCCATTGACTCCGTTACTTTGGCTATCAATAGGGTTTCATTCGATATACCCCTACCTGCAAACCACTTGGATAGTTTTTCGCCTACTGCCCGTGGGCGTGGTTCGGGTTTGGTATATATTTTTTTCTCTATCACTTTCTCGAATACTTTAGCTGTTCCGCTCCATCCACAGTTGTGGCAATTCCAAATTCCTTCCGCTACGTTGACCGACAGGCACAGGTCTGATTTATTCTTTCGGGTGTGGCTACATCTAGGGCAAAGCATCTTACCTCCCCTGACCTTGCTCACATCTATGCCGTGTCTATTCCAATCAAGTTTCATCGTGCCACAATTTTGTAGTAGTCCTTGTTTGGAGTAGAGTCGTATAATTCCTTCGTTATTTCAAATGGCGTGGGATGATCGGTTGTCTGTACTGTAATCTTCCCGTTGTCATATCCGCCTAAACTTTGCATCCCGTTCGGTGACTTTTTAATCCACGAAAAGAAATTGCTTTGCCATGCTTCTATTGTAGCGTGTTTTCTCCCCGTACCCGAAAGGAATGAGTTGAAAGATTCTGCCAACTTTCTTAAATCATCATCCGTTTTTATGCTATACGCCTTCATAGTTGCGTTCCTAGATTCTAAGTATTCTTCCACATCTCCCACATCTCCCATATACCTTTTCAGGAAAGCTCCGTGATTCTGATTTTTAAACGCCTTTGGATATTTAATCAAATCTTCATCTTCGGTAGTTGATGTATTATTGGAGATAGGAGAATGCAGATAGGAGATAGGAAAGCTTTTTTTGGCTTTCGTTTGGCTTAACCCAAAAATAAGGCTTGGGTTATTTTGGCTTTCATTTGGCTTTTGCTCTTTTGGCGGTCTGCCTCCTTTCTTGCCGTTCTCAATTTGCTTTTCTCTGTACTGCTCCTGTTTAAGTCTTTCGGCATCTAATCTTTCGTGAGATAGCTTACCGTCTTTTTCCTCAAACATCTCCTTGACTATCTCAGCTATCTCTATACTGCAACCCTTACCAATTATCATTGCCAGTTTCTTGGTATCGGCAGGTAGGAATTTATTTAGCCAACAAAAATCCAAAGCCCTGCGGTAAGCACCTTCTTCCTCAAGGGTCATAACTGCGACTCTTGCTGAGGTGATAATATCTTTAGGATACCACTGAAATGCGGGTGCTTTGTCCTTGTTACTCATAGTTCAAAAAATGCCCACACAGAGGACTTCTCAACGCCAACCGAGTAGGTAGGTATTGCAACTGTGTGGGAGTATGTTGATGGTAAAAATGAATACATCGTATTGACGTTAAGAAGTAATGCAAATATCGCTATTTTCTCTCTTTTTATCTAATTTTTGTTTGTCTTTTTCGCCCCTATTTATCCACATCAAAGCTAGTGTGGGCGGGGTTTTCAGCTTTATTACTTGTCTATGGTTTTACTTCTATTGGAATGTTAAAATGCGGTCAGTTGTGCTTTTGCCATGACAGCTTTAGCGCAGTTTGATTTGGCTATTGCGAAATAGGATTCCTTTAGTTCGTGACCTATTGCCTTTCTGCCCATTTTTACCGCCTGATAGACCTCTGAGCCTATTCCGAGGAATGGAGTATAGATAGTGTCGCCTTTATTGCTGTATAGGTGTATAATGCGCTCAATTGTATCGAGCTGAAGCGGGCAGATATGCTTCTCGTCCTTTTCGCCTCTTGCATCTCTCATGCCTTGCAAGGTGTTACCATAGTCTATATCCATCCATACTGGTGATGCGTACTTCTGCCACAAATCAACGGGCAAATCGGTATTAGTGACCGGATTGAGCCTTTCGCCGTCTTTTCTGAATATCATTACATAGTCAGGGATGCCTACGCGGGACATAGTGCTATCCTTCTTGATTTGCTTATGAAGCAGTCCAAGTGCTTTGGTTCTTTGCATTTCTACTACGGGGTCTTTCCAGATAGTGACGCGGGAGTGATAGACAAATCCTGCATCCTCAAAAGCCCTTAGTATCATACCGCTAAAATCTCTAAGCCCGATAAAACCCTCTTTACCCTTTTGGATAGGTAGGTCCATACAGTGAACGGCTACATTGCGACCTGACTGAAGTACTCTATACAGTTCCTTTATCATAAATCCGAACTGTGTCAGAAACTCAGTGTAGTCTTTGCTATTACCCATATCCTCGATGTGATCTGAATAGGTGTATAGCTCCGCGAATGGTGGGGAGAATACCGACAGCCCTACTGATTCATCAGGAATGTCCTTGATCAGCTGTACGCAGTCTCCGCGTCTGATATTGTACCACTCGTTTGATTCTGATTCTGTGTCGTGGATAGTGGTCAGGATAGAACCGTTTAGATTCTCATTGATAGATTGGCTCATTTCATCTTGCATAATCTCAAATTGTTTTTGTTTTTGGTTAATGGATTCGCGTACGTTTGACATAGTATCGGTAGTTATCAGGTAGATGTTTACCTCGTTCTTTTGGCCGAACCTGTACGACCTGCGTATGGCCTGATACAGCCCCTCAAATGAGAAGTCAAGCGAGGCAAATATCTGATTGCGACAATTCTGATAGTTCATACCAAATGATGCTATCTTGGTCTTTGTGATTAGGATTCTAAAGTCGTTATTGGCAAATCCAAGTAGTTTTGATTCTTTCCATTCATCACTGTCTGCACCTTTTACTTCTACCGCCTCAGGCAATAGCTTTTTGAGTATTTCGCCTTCCTCATTATGTTTTATCCAAATGATGAAGTTCTCATGCGGTCTACTGTTTACTATTCTGACGACCTCTGCCATGCGTAGGTCTTTGGTTAGTCTTAGCTCCTGATTAAAGTTGGTAGCCGAAATGATTGCATCGTTGAATAGCTGACCATTATCACGCTGTGGTGTTTTGATCTGATTCTCTATGATATTAAGTGATGGCAGGTCATATCCATCCATTGTAAATCCTATATCCTGTGGCTTATTAAGCATGATAGCCCATGTGCCGACAAACTGATAGAACATCTTGATAGCGTGCCCCTTGATTCTCCATTTAGCTGTTTCGCCTCCATCGTGTACGAAGTACATAGCAAGCATCTGATTGCGGGACATGGTGTCTAAAAACTCCGCGTGATTGCCTAGCTCCATCGGGTCGTTAGGTGATGGGGTCGCTGTACATGCCAGCTTATAGGGCGTATTAGCGAATGATTCAAGTATCTGCGTCTTGGTCTTGCCTTCAAAATTTTTGAGGATAGAGCTTTCATCCAGTACTATACCGCCGAATATCGAAGTATCAATATTATCAAGCTGATCGTAGTTAGATACGTATATGCCAGTAGGATATTTGTTCAAATCCCCATTCAGCAAAACATCTGAATACTTCTGAGCGACTATATCAAACTTATCTGCCTGCTGTATGGTCTGTCCGACTACTGCGAGAGGTGCAAGTATCAATACTGGTCTTTGAGTGTGCTTAGTGACAAGCCTAGCCCATTCCAGTTGCATAAAGGTTTTACCTAGTCCACAGTCAGCAAATATGGCATACTTGCCCGCCTTGATAGCCCTCTTTACGATGAACTTCTGAAAGGGGAATAATTGCGGATTAAGCTGTTCGTCCATCACATCAAATCCCGATGCCTGATGGCTTTTCAATTTCGATTTTAAAAACTCTTTGTAGTCCATTTTTATATTTTAGTCTTTTACTTCAATTGTCGCTTCTGGTCTTACTGATCTTCCTCATCTACAAATTCACAGTGCTCTTTACATTCCGGGCATATATCATAATCCAATCCATCGATAGGTATTATAGCTCCACAGCATTCTGAAACCTTGACAGTATCTTTTTTAGGATTATTTGCCGTCAATTCGGCAATGTTTTCTTCAATCTTAGCTATTACACCCTCGTTGAATAGAATGTGGGCGTTCATAATCTCCCGTGTATCGGTTATGTTAAGCTCCCTGCATATCTCTAATACCTTCAGCTTTACTTGTTCGTTTGTCATGTTGTTTGATTTTGTTCGATTAATTTTTTGATCTTCTGTACGCTTCCCTTGGGCGAATATTTCAGCCTCATTCGGCTTGTTTACCTGCTCCATAGTCCGAGTGCGGTACGCCCTGATCGGGGAGTAGCAACTTGGACGCTTCTATCACCCGCGCCGTGAGTAAGTCCTTGTCCTCCTGAGATACCTTCCACTGGAAGATGTAGAGGTTCTTGTATTTGCCTCCATCTTTCAAGTAGGGCAATTCGTTGGGGTTGCAATTCTTTATCCACCTCTCGGTTTGCGGGTTGTAAGATTCTAAGCTACCGTTCTGAGCCATGTCGTATATTTCTGACAATTCGCTTTCGTATGGGCAATAGATAACAAGCTCTGCATAGTCCAATCCGAGTATACAGGCATTACTTACCAATTGCCAAAAGTATTTGTAGCCATCGGGGTGCTTTTCTACTACCTCCTTAATATCCTTGCAGTCTGCGAATGTTAGGTATGAACTTATTGTAAAAGGGCACTTGGTATCAGGCACTACATAGGGCTCTGTAAGTTTATAGCCTATGCCGTCAGGGGTGCCACGCCAAAACGGATATAGCGGGTGTGCTATTGATGTTTCTTGCCCTGTGCGCTTGTAGCTTGCTCCTAACAGATCAAATGCGCGTGGTTCACACAGATTTCCCCAAGCGGTTGCCTTAGCCCATGTCTGCTGATTGACACTGCGGCCTAGCTTGCGCTCCCAATTGCACTCTTTTATGAAAGTGAGCGCCCCATCTCCAAATCCTCCGTCTTTAAATGTAGTAGAACTACCTGCGCCCGATTTGGGTCTTTGCGCCAGTTCTTCAGAAGTCATTTTTATTTTCCCCATAGAGAGTAGCTTATAGATTTCCGAAGAATTAAAGTTGCCGTTGCTTGGTGATGCTATCATTTTTTAGCCTCCTCTAATTTTTTGGTGAGCATTTTACGGATAGTGTTGTAGGTCTTAGTCTCGTTGTTTTGCAATACGCGCTGATAGTCTGCGTTGTCTTGGTCGGATAGTATCTGCAAACCGTTGTTTACCTCTATGTCAGCTATTTGCTTTCTTAGCTCTATGAGTTCTTCTTTGGTGGCGGGCTCGTCCTGATGCTTCAGAAGGTTAGAGTAGTCTATTACATCTTTCCTGCCGAGGTCTTTACCGAAAAGTTTGCCCCATTTCTCTGCTGCGTCTTTTATCGCGTACGACTCCGCGCTTGGTGCTGCCATCTGTACGGCTGCGGTTTGCATGTTTTGAAAGTCAATAGCCCCGCCTGAGTCCTTCTTTATTTGAAGTGGCGATGCGCCTATGCCGTCATTCCACTCTATTTCGTTTGTGATTGGGTTTTTGACGTAGACTCGGACGGTAGCGACTATGCTGTTTGCTATTATCTTTATGTCCTTGACCTCTACCCACCACTTAGTGAATATCCTGCTTAAAAGGTACTCCACGCGGGTAATCGGAAGGAACTCCAAAGGCACTGATTCCCCTTTTTTGTTCTTGACCTTTACGGTAGGGTGTGTCTCTAGCCACTGCTTTGGCGGGTCTTGGTTTAGGATAACCATAAGCGCGTTTTCCTTTATGGCATCATCCGACTCTGCGACAAGCTCTGTGAGTGATGGGATTTTTACTGCAATATTTGACATTGTTTTATTTTATTTTATTCCGAAATACTTTCTATACCTCCGCATTGTAGCGGGCGAGTTTATTTGCCTGTCTCTGCTCAGGAGCGATTTGATGTAGGCAATCATATCAAAAGGGTAATCCGCCGTTGTGAAGAATAAGCTCATCCTTGCCAACAGGGACACACAGTGTCCAAGATTCGCCCGCTATAAACACGGGCTCATCGGTGTGTTCAGATATTGTCAGCATAGTTGACTCTTTTAATCCCTCAACTATGAGCGATACTTTTATTTGTGCGCCAAACTGCTGTTGCAGTAGTAGTGCCGAGTCGGCTAATGCGTGTTCGAGATGTCTTAGCTCTAGGGGCTTTTGCGGTTGAATCGGTTTCATGTGTCTGTTTTATTTGGTTAAACTGTCTAAAATCTTACTGCCCCCGCGCGGGTTGAATACGAACCAACCGTGGGTTACGCTGTCCATCTTGGGTTGAATCGGTACGGGTCGGTTAGCGTTGTTGTAGTCCGTGGCGTATTGCATGAATATCCACCAAAAAAATACGCAGGATATGAGCGTGACTAGAGCGATTCTGTTCCATAGTTTGCGGTTGCTCATACGGTAGTCTCTATTAGGGTTGCCAATGTGAGGCACAGTTTGAATTGTTGCCAATTGCACTTATTCAATCCGAGTTGATGTGCGACATAGGCTGTCTTGTGTGCCCATAGGCGGGATTCTATTGGTGTCATGTTTTATGGTTTACGTTGTTCTAAAATTTGGTCGAAGCAATCAGGGCAGTACAGTTTCTTATCTAAGCGCATTAGGTCGGTTTTAAGGGCTTCTATCCCGCAGGTGCTACATTGAGCCGTTTCGGGCTTAATCAGAGCTTCTGTGGTCGCCTCTGTGCGCGTTAGCCCGTCTGAGTAGCCTATGGTGTAATCAGCCCTGCACACGTTGTTCCTCTTTTAACTGCTCCAACGATACTATCCCGTGCCAGTAGGTCGAACCCTGCTCAGTATCAGCCTTGACGAACGCTAGGTCTATTGCTTCTGAAAAGCTCCGTGCCCGTGTGTCTGCCTCGAATGAATCAAGGTTGTCAAGCAATTCTGCCTTTAACTCCTCGTCCTGACATTCGTCGAACCACTGCCTAATCGTTTTCGCTGCCATGCTGTTTTATTTAGTCTTTAATAAATCCGCTACAACCTGCCTTTTATTCGGGTCTGCTATCAGCTTGCGCCACTGGACTATGCTGAACCGCGCGTGACCGTCCAAGCTCCAATTCGTCAGATACCCCGCTTTCCATATAGCCCGAACTGTCTTAGCATTGTACCCAACTATCCGACAGAACTCCGCTATCTTGAACTCGGTCTGCACCGAATTGACCTTTATATCTGCCACCTCAGCTTTGATAGTGGCGACATCGGTTAGGAGTTGGTCGAGTTTGTTCATTGTTTCGGGCTAGTTTCTTTGGTTTGCACATTGGTATCTATGCCGTAAAATTCATTGATAGTTTATTGGGCAAACTATCCCATATACGGTTCCTGTGTTCATGCTTTAGAAAATTTATTGCCGTTCTTTACGTAGTCTTTGTAACAGGCATCTATCTTATTGATGGTGTCGTCTGATGCGCGACCATGCCTAACTGCTGTTATTATAGTGCCAAGGGACAAGCCAGTTGTTCTTTTGATTTCCTTGTTGTGTCCATTGCGCCATAAAAGCTGCCATTTATCATACACCTTTCTAGGTATTTCGATAGTATAGACCCCGTTATTAGCATTATTGACCGAAACTTTAGTTGCCATTGGATTGTTTTATGAGTATATTTGATGTCGGTTAGATGTTTGAACTATTATCTAAACGACATTGCAAACGTAACAAGTTTCGTTGATTGAAACAAGTTTCGTGCGAAATCATTTATCCACATAATGACCTGATAGTGTGGATATGTATGTCCTAAATACTAAAATCACTACCATGATTAATAAAGAAAATGCCGTGAAAATTATGCGCGGCTTGATAGCTAGCAAGACTATCAGAAATCAGCAGGAAATAGCTGATATTACAGGGTCTACGAGGTCTTATGTAAGTCAGATTATTAATGAAAAAGTCAACGTGGGAAATGACTTTGTGAAACGGCTTATTGACGGCTTGGATGAAATGGGAATAGTAATAGAAAAAAATTTAGATGCTTCAACGAACAACGCATTAAAGGTGTCAAAAACAACAAACAACTTGTATAATAATCAGGCTGAGATAATGAGTAACTATGCTCAAAATGTTATTCTTGTACCGCTCGTGAATGAATACGCGCGAGCGGGCTACCTTACTGGCTACGAAAATCCAACATATATGAATACCTTACCTCAAATCCCATTCTTTGTTGACCGCGAAACACGCGGAACTTATGTTGCATTTACCGTTAAGGGCGATTCTATGCAGGACGGCACTGTCAATAGCATCTGCGATGGCGATGTGCTACTTGGACGCGACCTTGCGCCCGACTATTGGAAGTACAAGCTACACCATGACAAATACCTGTTTATAGTCGTATCTAGGACTGATGGCATTCTGATTAAGAAGATAACTAACCACAACATAGAAACAGGCGTAATAACGCTCCATAGCCTTAATCCTGAGTATGCCGATATAGAGGTAAATCTATCGGACGTTGCGAAACTCTATAATGTCGTCAGGATAAACAGAGAGGTCTAACATTACAATTTTCAAATTTTACCCGATTTGTTTCGTTTTTTGCGAAACAGTTGTATCTTTGTGCCCTGCGGGGTAAAGGAGAGGCCGTCCTTGTCAGGCTCATAACCTGAAAATCGTGGGTTCAAATCCCACCCACGCAACAAGGATAGCGAAAGCAATCACATTTTATTTATTGGTCCGAAAGTTAATTGGGAAGAATTAGGTTTCGGGTTTGTTCAGAGTGAGTTTAAGACGCCTGCTCTACACCGACCCGTATGCTTCCCCATACGGGTTTTTTATTTCCCTAAACTTTCGGGCTCGGATTGATGGGACGGGATAATAAGCTAGTTGCAGTCAATCTTAAAGCACTACAACGGGATTTGCGCGAAGTGCAACGGTGGGACAACAGAATGAGCCGTAAGACGCGAGAGGCGGCGTGAAAGCCTTACATGTGGATTCTAAGCCTGTATCACACGCCTTGATACGGGACGCAAAGAGGGGGCTAATTCCGTATGGATAGTTATACCTGCGTAGCGCGTTATACTTTGACATAACATGTCGAGGATAAATGAACTACGCAATTCAGGAGCGTCA